TACGCCGCTCGCTAGCGCATGAGCTGCGTCTAGTGTGTTGCGATACCCTAGGCAGTGCGCAATGAATTTAACGTGCGCGTTATTCTCAGCTACCCATAACAAGCGGTAGCGGCCTTCTTGTGGGTCAGCAAGTTCAACATTAAGGGACTCAATTTGATGGCCTAGAATTATCATTGTGTTAGTTCCTCGTATCTTTCAACCCAATGTTTAGCACGAGAAGCAGCACGAGAAGCAACAGCACGAAAAGCAGCAACAACATCAGCATCAGCAGCAACAGCACGAAAAGCAGCAACAACAACAGCAGCAGCAGCAGCAGCAGCAGCAGCATCAGCAGCATCGGCGGCGGCGGCGGTGCGTTCTAGTTCTTCTTGACTTACCGATTCAGGCTTATCCAACCATTTTTTAATGAGTTCTATATCTGGGTTTTTCATTGTGTTAGTTCCTCGTATCTTTCAACCCAATGTTTAGCAGCAGCAGTGTCAACGGCATCAACGGCATCAACGGCATCAACGGCATCAACGGCAACAGCAGCAGCATTAACAGCATAAAGAGCAACGGCAACAGCAGCAGCATTAACAGCATAAAGAGCAACAGCAGCAGCATCGGCAGCACGTTCTAGCTCTTCTTGACTCACTGATTTAGGATCAGCTAACCATTTTTTAACGAGTTCTATGTGTGGGTTTTTCATTGTGTCAGTTCCTCGTATTCTTTAACCCAATGTTTAGCATCGTCAATATCGCCGTCCAGAGCAGCATCAACAGCATTCCAAGCTGCTGCTTCTGTAGCATCAGCAGCATCAGCATCAGCATCAGCATTAAATGCCGCCTGATCTAGTTCTTCTTGACTCACTGATTTAGGATCAGCTAACCATTTTTTAACGAGTTCTATGTGTGGGTTTTTCATTTTGTGCGCTCCAAAGGGTTTATCTTGCGTAAATTGGTTGGGATACCGTCAAGGCCAATGTCGAACGTATAGCCATCGGTTTTTAAGGCTTTTAAAAAACTGGCGCATACATCGAAAGCGTTATACTCACCGTCATTTAATATGCGAGTGAAACGCTGGCAAACGCGGCGCACTGGCGCGGGGAGTTCTTCAAGGTGGTTGAATAGATCGCGCATATCTCTACCCTTTCACGCCGATGAATTTGGTGCCATAGGGACAGCGGCCCTTATGTATTGACACACTACCGAAAGCACTTTCACAATAGACGTATGCGGGCGCTGCGCGGGCGCTTGCTGAATACACCACGGCTACAACTATCCAAGCTGCGACAGCTAATGCGGCTAATCTTAAAGGGTTCTGATTTTTCATTTTTGTAAGTCTCTTTTTAATGTTTAATGTTTAAGGTTTAAGGGTATTACTACCAACTAAACCCCAATTAAGGGGCTAGTTGTTTGTTAATTGGCTTGTCGCGGTGCTATCCAGTTGCCGCCATCGCTTTTGACCGCTTCCATTGTTATATAATAATGGTCTGGGTTCCGACTTGACACTTTATTATAGCCGTTGCGGGTCGCGTATTGTTTCGCGCCCGTTAGGGTTTTGCTTGTGTCCGTGTGACAATTATTGTGGTCTAGTACGCCGTAAATTCTCATTTGTTTATGCTCTTTGTGCTTTATCGTGTTGCGCCCACTAGGGGCGCGTTAAAGGTTCAGGCTTCCTCTTCTACCATGCTTTCAATAGTGTCACTCAGCCAGTCAATATCTATAGACCAAGCTATACCTGTGTCAGACATATCCAAGTAGGCGTAATCACCGCTGAGATATAGATCACTAACTTTATTGATTTCATCTAAAGTGACTAATGGTTCGTTATCGGCGTTAAGTGGTAAATTGAGTTCTAGGTGTTCTATTTCTTGCTCCATTTCACCGAACATGAAAGCAGTAAAAATACCCTTATTAGATGACATCGCATAGCATAGGTTATCGTTAAAGCTTGCTGATACATCGTCAGATGCCAGCTCGCGCAGTTGCGCCCATTGTTCGTCTGTGAACACTTCTAGGGCAGTAGCCGCGATTTTAGATAGGTTGCTAGTGGTTTCCCACTTGCTATGTGTCGTGTAGGTTTCGGTGCTGGCAACCTCAGTAACGTGTTGCTCAAACTGTTCTTTATTGAACTGGCAGTCTTCGGCTACCGCGTGGTCATATGCCTCGGCATGACTGACGTATTCACATCCGTCCTTCTCAAATTCAGCTGCCCACTGTTCTTTATAAGCGTTCAGCTTATCGGCCAAGAGATCAATATAAGCCTCTTTAATGTTGTCAAAATTGTTGTCGTGCTGGTTTTCTATTTGAGTTGTGAAACCATCAGCGATAGCAACCGCCAAATCGTTATTAGTGGTGACTGCGGATGTTATTTGTTCTGCTAGTGTCATGTTGTGAATATTCATGTGTTTGTGCTCTTTGTGGTTTGTGGTTTATCGTGTGCTACTACCACCGAAAGCCACAATTAAGCGGCTTAGTGGCTTAGTGGTTTAGGTTGTTAATCGTTATCTATTTCATCGAAGCGCTCTTGTATAGCCTCTTGTAGGTCAGCATACATCGCCCAATATGCTAGCGCGGTATGCAGGCCATTAATGCCGCCTTGTTTAAGTGCCGCAGCTATACAGTCAGCGCCGAGGTTCTCTTCCATATAATCCGCGTTATCGGAGCATTCCAACACTGGCAAATTATAAGCGTAATAGATCACCCACTGGTGACTATCAATTGTTTCGTGTAGGCGTGAGTCGTTGATAAGCTCTAACGCCTCATCGCGGGTCTGGGTTTCTAATAAAACCTCTTCAACCAAATGAAAAGCGGTAGATTTAATTTCAGTGGCGTAGTCTTTAGTTGTGCTGTTGTTCATGTGTTTTCTCTTTGTTGTTGTGGCTATATTGCCGAGGGTTTTGCTTTGTTGTGCCGCTAATTATATAGAAGTAACTACAATGTGCAACAACTATTTAACTAAAATAAGTAAAAAATCAGGCTATTTAAACCAAAAAGGTTATAAAAGTGAAAAAAAAAAAAATAACTTTATAACCTTGTGTGGTTAAAAAATGTACAGATGATGATTTACGTGCCAAGTGTGGGTTATAGGTTATTTGTAGGTTATAAAAATAAAGTGCGTTTTAATAACCAAGGTAAAGCCAGTGGGGGCGCGCGCTGGGGTATGTTTAGTTGTTAGGTTATAAGTTATATATATGATATTAAAAAAAAAAAAATATAAAATATAGCACTGTATAGATATACAGTACTTTTACAGTGTTTTTCCCCTTTTCTTGGCAAACTATTATCTGGCGGGTTTAAAACGTAAAAGTAACCTTAACCTGTAACCTGTGCATTCTACTTAAAAGTATGCTAGGGCTTTCACCCCCATTTTCTACGCTGGCAATGTTAAACAACAGACACAAAAAAAAAGGCGCTTTAAGCGCCCTTTATCGGTTGGTAAAGTGGCGCAGTTAAGCGCCTATATTGTTAATACAAACCCAACTCACCTATACGTTCTGATAGCAAGCTTGCGGCTAGATTAAATTTATTTGCACATAGGACGTCAAAGACTCCGCCCAAATAGTCCTGCCCTATATTGTAGGCAATCCAGTCAACAAGGCTTATTTGCTGGTCGTCCGAAGCACTAGCACCAAGGGCTTCAATCATTGCGTCTAAAATCATGAATTCATTCATAGTCGTTTCTCTTTGTTGTTGGTTAATTGGCGCAGTTAAGCGCCTATCATTCTAAATTGACGCTCCTCGTAATGAGCTTGTAAACGAGAACGCAATACAGTGGGTTTTATAACAGACACGAATTTTGGCGTTTTGGCTAGTTTCCTTTCGTACAGGGCTATGTCGTCATCTAACTGCTCGTTAGACTTCTTTGCTATTTGTTTACGTGTTGCGTTATTCATAATCGTTTCTCTTTGTTGTTGTTGGTAAAGTGGCGCAGTTAAGCGCCTATAGTTTAGCGGTACAATGCGCCGACAGTTATAACGGCATTCTTGCCCAGTATCGCGGCGCATTCGTTAGCGGCCGCTTCAGTGGTATATACGCGCGATTCATTCTCGAACGTAACAATGTATAAAGTATTCATGCTGCTCTCTACTTTGTGTGTGTGTGCGTCATCATATAGGTGTAGTTAATATTTACAACAACTAATGCATAATAATGCAATGCCGCGTTACCTGGTCACTGTCACCTGTCACCAGGTGCAACAATGCAATGCCGCGTTACTGTATCAATTGCCAGACTGTTACCTTGTACAGTTGTGACTATGTACAGGGGTGGGTGGTTGAACAGTTGTATGGTTGAACAGTGCTGGTTGGTTATACAGTGCCCACCCCCCTTGGCTTTTTAAACGGCGCACTTGTACCTGTACTGAACCCATTAACAGAAATCCGCTATTTTCAACTCTTACAACAAGTATTACAGCAACACTCTATCGCCCCAACACCGCATCACCCCCAAAAAACCAAAAAACCAAAAAACCAAAACGCCCACCTGATTTTCAGGGAATCTGACTTTTCAACTCTTACATCAAATGCTTAAACACTTGCGTACTACAACCTAAAGGAGCTAGAATCACCCTATGGCTTCTACTATCCTTACCTACGACCCAAATAAGTTACCAGCGAATATGTTGGCAATGCCCCACCACCCCAGCGCAGATGCGTATATCGAGGGGTTACGGAGTATCCAACGGTCAATCGTGGAACAATCGCTGTCGATGAAGCGTAAAGACGTGCTTATCATCAAAATGCACCACAAGGCCACCCCCAAAACCGCTATCGCGGCAGAACTCAAATGCACCTCCCAGACTGTAGACGCAAGGATTCGATCTGACGCTGGGCAGAAGCTATTGGCATTGTTGGCATACTATCAAGAAGCGATTGATGGGCCGAATGAGGCACTAAGGCGCAATATGCTGTGGCGGGTAGCCGCTAAAAACGAAGATAAAGCCCCTAAAGTGGCGATAAGCGCCGTAGCGGAGCTAAATAAGATGGATAACATCGGAAAAGAGGCGATGGCGAACCTAACCACAGGTGATGTCAGCATAACGATAAACCAGCAGCTAATTCGTGGCGCGTTAGATAAATAATTAAGGCAAAAACGCATGACGAACAAAAGCTCCTACGGTAATTACTCCAATTCCCAAGATTTTGAAGCCGCTTTTGGTGATGTAGACGCACCAGATAAGGATAAAGGCTGGCAACTCCCTTACGCCCCCAGAGAAAAGATGATTGAGTTCCACCAACGGACTCAACGCTATGCCTTCCTGATTTGTCACCGCCGTTACGGAAAAACCGTAGCTTGTATTGGTGAGTTGGTAATCCGCGCCCTCTACACCAAGAAAAAGAACGCCCAGTACGCCTATGTGTGTCCGTTCCGAAGCCAAGCAAAGGCGGTAGCATGGCAATACCTAGTGGATATGACTCAAGGTATCGCCACAGACGTAAAAGTGTCAGAACTCAGCATAAAACTCCCTAACGGGGCTAAGATATGGCTAAGTGGTTCAGACAACATAAACGCCTTACGGGGTCTGTACTTAGACGGTTGCGTACTCGACGAGTTTGCCCAGTGTCGTCAAGACCTCCTAGACGCGGTGATTCAACCATGTCTCCTAGACCGAAAAGGATGGTTGGTTATCATCGGTACTGCCTATGGGCGGCTAAACCAGTTCTACGACTACTACGAGAAATCGAAAGAAGACGAAGAGTGGTATCACGCAGATATTAAGGTGTATGACTCAGGGATTATTGAGCCTGACGAGATAGAGCGCATTAAGAACGCCGTCAGCGAGGCTAAATTCGAGCAGGAGTTCTGCAACAACTTCTCGGCTGAATTGGTCGGAACCTATTACGCATCTATTATCAACAAGATAGAGCAACTAGGGCAGATCAACACTGATGTATGCTGGCAGCCTGATCTGCAAGTGCAGGTGGCGTTTGATATTGGTCGAGGCGACAACACGGTAGCGTGGTTCTGGCAAGAAACACCTCATGGCATACAGACCATAGATTTCTATACGAATAATGGTGAGCAAGCGCAACACTATATTGATATGTTAAAGGATAAGCCTTACGACTATTCGCGCATCCATCTACCCCATGATGCCAAAGCTAAGACGTTCGCTACCCACAAGAGCGCCCTAGAACAGTTCATAGAGGGTTTCTCGGACAGAGAGACACAACTGAACATCGTACCGAAGTTAAGCGTAGAGGACGGCATAGAGGCCGCTAGGCAGCTACTAAAGTTCACGCATTTTGACTACGATAAATGCTATTATGGTTTGGAGTGTTTGCGGGTATATCGTAAGAAGTGGGACGAGGTGAACCAGTGCTTTATGAAGACACCTCTTCACGACTACTCAAGTGATGCGGCTGATGCCTTCCGTTACATGGCTATCATGGCGAACAAAGATTACTTGCCAGCACCCGACCCACATGAAAGTATTA